ACCGGTTGTGTACTTGGAAGGCCCACCTAACCAGTTAGGATTTGTCCAAGCATACGAGTACGGTCGTGAACACGACGCCGACTAATTCTGCCCCTACACCATGCCAACATACTCCTGAAGTGAGGCACCAGAGATGCGATAAAGCACCTTAAGCGCAACACCAAAGGAGAAGCCAGTGGATGATAAACTGATCTGGGCATATATGTTATCAGTGCCGATAAGGATGCCATTGCCGTTGCCATCAGTCAGGTCCACACAGTCTACGAGAGAACCGTAGACTTGACCGGAAGTAGTGATCTTAGTGGACCGGACTCCCCAGGCAAATACGTCTGGATCGTAGATATTTCCGGCAGTGGTGCCCTTATTCTTGGTAGACAAGAGGACGGTTGACGCTGAATCAACCTCAGGGATGCCGCTGTTCCAAGTGATCCAAACCTTGAGCACCTCAATAACTTGAGCACGACCACCGCCAGTGCGAAAGTTACGGAGGACAGGTATTGGTTGGGACGTAGAGGTGGTAGTATCAGTACCAGACTCAGCGACATAGAACGAGAGGAATTGGGGCTTGACATCGTCAGTGCCACCGGTTAACATATTCATGGGGGAATTAGCTCCACGAAGTCCTCGGGGACGACGACGACGTGAACGCAAAGAAGAAGAGGAAGAAGATTGCACAGGAAGCATTTAGGAGAACTAGGCTGCGAAAGCAGGAGGACTAGAACAGGCTGCGGTTTCCCTACTGGGACTCTGGCTGGGGTCGTGAACAAGTCCAAGTAACTGGATCCAAAGTTTCAAAGGACAAGTAACCACCAGCAACATTAATATCCCACCTGTTCAGAACCGCTTCGTAGTCTAGCTGTTCAGTGAGAGAAACGGAAAAGGCTCTCCAAAATGAAATACGAGACTCAATAGTAACGTCGAGGCTAGGACGTTGCTGCAACCCACGATACAATCGGGACTCTCGAACAAACCTAAAGTATTCACCAGAGGAAGCATCAAATCTGGGTTCAGCGTTATGGGAATTACGCAATAAGGCATAAGCGTAACTCTGCAAAACAGGAACTCCAACATTGAGAACGTATTCGCATTCACCCAAACCAGCAAGATATGAAAAACGGATTCGGGGAGGAACAGAAAGCCATCTAGTACCTACAAGAGCACAACCCATAACCTTACGGTAGTCACGAACAAACTTGTAACCACCAGAGCAAAGCACGGGCCGAGACTGGCAAAAGACGACTTCTTCAGGGATGCGAGCAACATTCTCAACCTTGACCTCATGACCACAAGACAAAAAGTAAGACTGAGCTATTTCCAGGAAAGAGGATAAATCGGATTCCTCTAGGAAAAGCAAACAATCATCACCATCATCAAGGAGATCAAAAATTTTGGAGCGTGGCAACATAAGACCTAAACACATGGCAAGCATAATAACACAATTGCCCAATGCAGTATTCATATCACCAGACATACGGCGGCCTTCTACCTCGTATTTAAAGCCGAGTCGGGTGAAGACCTTATTACACAACTGCCAGGACAAAAGCTCAGCAAAATAAGGATCATTGCAACAAGAGAGGTAGACACTATGCTCAAGTTGCAGCTGAGACTTGCTAACATGTTTGTCAAAACGGCTCATGTCGAGGGAAACAACAACCGGGGAGGAGAACCGAGACATCTTACGCAATAACAAAGATGCACGCTCAACCTGGTTAAGACCCTTAGCGACGAGTCGAGTGCCACTCAAGAGGGGGTGACGAACGCGAAGCGCATAGAGATGTTCTTCAATGGGCTTAAGATAGGAAGCGAGAACAACGCAATACTTAGGATCCCGAAACTGAATAGCACGTGGGTCGGGATTCACTTTGGATGGATCCATTTTCTCGCACTTAATGAACATGGTCACACGAGAATCTCGTCTAGAGAGACCATTCTCAAGAACCTGCTGCACCGCAGACAGGTAGCGAGCTTTCTTCGCCCCACCATATTTCTCAGCGAAATGGCCTAGCTCTTCCGGAGAAGTATGGGGGAGGGAGCACTTAAGAACAGAAGTACCTAATCGCATAGCTTCCAAACCCGAGGCTGTCGGGGAAGGAACGGTCCCTGCGACACGATTGTGGATAGCTATGTTCTGGTTGTGAACACAATCAAAATGAGCAAAAGGTACTATAAGACCAGGAATGTCTGGAACTCCCAAATGGACGACACTCCTGGAATGCGCTAACTCCCCAATATCGTCCGGCACCCGTACTATGCGAC